GCTCAGTCGGCTGTCGCCCCTCGAGGATTGCCCTCGTTATTTCAGGCGCGAGAAGAGCCAAGCAGAGAATGCGGGTAACGTAAGTCCTGCAAAGTCGCTCCGCCCGAGCGATGCCGCCGATTCCATTTGCCTCCCCGCGGACGATCCTGCCGAACCAGTCATGAGCACGTGCGAGCGCCTTGACAAGGTTGGCATCGGGTTCGGCAGCAGAGTCCTGCTGATCCAAAACGGCCAGCTTGGCTTCGACGCCCCGCCGCCGAAACCTCACTGGCACTTCAACCGTGATCGCACCACGGTTCTTTGGCCCGGACATTGAGAGCGCCTCATGATCGAGCAGTCGTTCCGCCAAAACCTTCCGCTCTATTTCGATTGTCACCTTGTCTTGCGCCACCGTGACGCGTCGCATCAGAGCTGCAACGATCTCCCTCTGGAGTCCCGCATCGCACACCTTGGCCAATTTCGATGCGCGCGTAAGCACAGAAGAAACGAGATCCGGCGATTTCCGTTTGAAGCGGAGGGCATCAAGGAGCGCTCCACGATCTCTCAGGAAAACGCCCACCTGCTTCAAGACAAGCTGCTCGATCTGGTGCGCGGGAAGGCGCCAGCCTTTAGCTTGGAAGCTATTCGCGCATCCATCCAGCTGATGCTCGGCGGACTTTCCCTTGGCAACATCGGTGGTCAGCAGCGATCGCTCGACATAGTAGCGGTAGCGCCGGCCGTGGTTGATTGCATGGGAGGGTGTGAAGGGAACGCCCTCTGCCGTGAACAGGAGGTCCACAAGCAGGCTCGGGTGCTTAGAGTTGGCTCGGCCTCTTTTACGGCCCGCGTTCATTGCGAGCTGAGCCTGGACCTTATTCCAAGTCTCAGCATCAATGATGGCGTCATGGTCTCCTTCATAGCTGCGGCCGAGGTGTGGGATGCGGCCGATATAGATTGGGTTGGAAAGAATGAGGTAGAGGTGTCCGCGGCTGAACGCTGTTCCACCAGACTGCCTTCCATCGAGCATAGTGCGCAACTTGGTTCGAAGTCCCCGTCGCTGACACTCCTCCTGCAGTTGTCGAACACTGCCGAGTTTGAGGTAGAGCTCAAAGAGCAGCCTGACTGTTTTGGCTTCTTCGGCCTTGATGCGGAGCTTGCGATTTATTGCGTCATAGCCGAGCGGCACAGCGCCCCCCATCCACATGCCTTTCTGCTTAGAGGCCGCAATCTTGTCGCGGATGCGCTCGCTCGTGACCTCCCGCTCGAACTGGGCGAAGGAGAGCAGCACGTTCAGGGTCAGCCGCCCCATTGAGGTCGTGGTGTTGAATTGCTGTGTGACCGAGACGAAGGAGACGCCTTTGGCGTCGAAAGCCTCCACGATCTTGGCGAAATCGAACAGTGAGCGCGTCAGCCGGTCGATCTTGTAGACCACCACCACGTCGACCTTGCCGGCGCCGATATCGCCGAGGAGTCGCTGCAGGGCAGGGCGGTCCATCGTCCCGCCGGAGAACCCACCATCGTCATAATGCGCGGAAATGACATGCCAGCCTTCATGGCGCTGGCTTGTAATGAAGGCGTCGCAAGCCTCGCGCTGGGCATGGAGCGAGTTGAATTCCTGCTCGAGCCCTTCATCAGAGGATTTGCGGGTATAGATGGCGCAGCGCAGGCGCTTGGCCCTCCTGCCGCGACCATTCTCAGGCATTTGCCGGCGCCTCCTTTATGCGAGCCTTCAGACCAAAGAAGGCCCAGCCATTCCAATGCGCCCCAGTGATGGCACGGGCTATGGCGCTCAAGCTCGCATAGGTTTCGCCGCGCCAGGCGAAGCCCTTGTCGAGCACGAGCACTTCGTGCATTTCGCCGTGCCATTCCCGGAAGAGCTTCGAGCCTTTGCCGAGCCGGCTTCTCCGAGGCTTCGGTTTTGTGCCGTTCGCTCCGTCGGCTTTGCGCAGAAGCTGGAGCGTTTTGGCGTCGAGACCGCCAAACGCTTGCGCCTGAATTCCATAGGCAACGGCGCGGATGAGGAACTCACGGCTCGCATGGCGGGGCGGATCACCGCCCCACAAGCTGCGCCATTGTTCTCCCAACTCGCCATAAGAACAATTAGGCAAGACGAGCACCTGTGCGGCAACAGAGGCTCGCAATGCTTGCTCTGATTGAGCGTAGGATCGCGCGCGCCGCCTTGAGCGGCGGGGGCAAGGCGCCAAAGACCGCGCCATGGCTTTAAGTCTTCGATGATGTGATCGGCGCGATGTGATAGCGTCGCACGCCGTCCTTGCCGACCTCCGACACGAGCGGAAGCTTGAGCTTCTTTTTCACGAGACCGCTGAAGAAGCCGCGCACCGAATGTGGCTGCCAACCGGTCTTGGCGACGATGTCCTCGATCGTGACACCGAATTGCCGTCGAAGCATTTTGATCACCAGATCCTGTTTGCTTTGTCCGGCTGCTCCACGGTTGGAGCTGGCAGGAGATGCCTTCCGAGTTTGACGGCGCGATCGTGCGGGTGCCGTCTTGCGCTGGCGAGGCATGCTTGCCGGAGCCTGAGACGGCTTTTGCTTTTCCGTGTCATCGACGCCGAGTGCAAGAAGCCCGCCATTGGTGATGAATAAGCCAAGGGAACGTCCATCCTCGTCGCGGCGCCATTCAGGCGCGCCATTGATGGTCCGTCTTTCTTCGGCGAGCTTTCGCCTACATAAGGTCTCAACGACCTTGGCGAGCGCAGCGCCCTTGGCTGTCAGGCTTTGCGGAAGGGGCATTAGCGAGCAGTCGGCGCGTTTGGCCGCGGCACTCAGAACAACCAGCTGAGCGTCGCTGAGCCTGGCGATCTGTTGGGTCTGGGACATGACTGCCTCCATCGTGGTGCACCGGCCCGATGCCGGCGCTTCCACCGCCTAGAGTCCGGCGCAAAGGCCGGGCCAGGCCGATGACGGAGGTTATTGCCGTCACGTCGTAACAAGCATGCACGCTCTCTTCGCCCGAGAAGTCCAGCGGAATTCCTGGAGACGTTGACGGTTAGCGGTCGATAATTTCGGTCCGCTAGTAACATCCCCTGAGGCCTGCAACCACGATCTGGCGGCGTTTTCCGTTAAGGACGTGTTCCAGTGCCTGCGAGAGCGCGTCCACCTGGTCATCGTGAAGCCCAGCTGGGAATGCCAAAAGCTCCGTTCGAAACGCATCAAGCCACGGCGCCTGTCGTGGCAGGAATACTGAGCCGGCCTCGATGCGCGCGGTGTGTTTGTTCATGCGCATCACCTTATCGCCCTCCGGCTTGATGGCGATGGCATGGATGTTTTCGCGCTTGAGATCCTGAATGAGGCTGGTTCCGGCGCCCTTGTCTTCAATCACCAGACTGTAACGTAGCGGTAAGCAGCTCCAGCGCCGATGCAGCTCGATCACCTTGCGGCGAAGATCGGGATAGTCAAGACGGGCACGTACCACATCGAGGACATATGTGCTCTCGCCGCGGACCTGGAGAACGACAGCGACGGAATAATCGGCGAGCTCGTTTGAGCTCATCGCCGTGTCCCAGCTTAGGATGATTTGGTCACCTGCTTCCCAACGAGGCGACGTCTCATAGAAGGAGAACCAGGACCACTTGATGAGATTGCCGCTCGGCGGAACCGGCTCCTGTAGATATTGCGCGGAAAAGTCGGCCGACCCCATCTCCCGCCTGAGCTCCTCGAGTACAGAGAGGGACTCGCGCTCGGGGTGCAGCACCTCGCCTGGTTGGCGCACGTGCTGGCGTCCTTCTCCAAGTGGCACGATCTGCACGCTCTGCGCGATGGCGGGAAGCTTCAATACGGTCCAGCCCTCCTGTTCGAGGAGATGCCCGACGAGATCGTCGACATGCAGCCGCTGCATGACCACGACGATGGCGTCCTCGGCCTTGTTGTCGAGGCGCGACAAGGTTGCGGTGCTCTAGTTCTACCCGTGTTGCGTTCGCGTCGCGTCCTCCTTGCTCGAGGCGGTGTCGCAGCAGCCCTAGCTGCAAAAGTCGACCTAAGGGGTTGAAGTGCAGGGAGACGATATTGTCGTCACCCTGTCCGGCACGCCGCACTGTGAAGCTACTTGCGTGCTTCCAAAACAGCCCGTCACGTTCTCCTCGCAGGACTGAATACGAGGGCCGTGCTTACCCTGTAGCGGGGGAAGCAGCTGAGGACGGAGGACGAAACACGCGTGACATCTATATCGCGTATATCGCGGACAACGGAATCCATTTCTCACGCCGGCCGCCATCAGTCTCTGAACGCGAGTCGATGGTTCCACAAGAACGAAACCTTGGCACCTGGCGTTTCCCGAAAGCAAAAAGGAGAACAGACGATGAAAACCAAGCAGAAGCCAGCGAAAGGCAAGCAGAAACTCCGCAAGCGACCTCTCAAATCCAGCCGTCCAGGTGCCGATCTAGGACAAAGCGAAGCCGCGCTCGAAAAGGCCAGCGAAGAAGAGCTTAAACACATGGGAGATGCGGA